TGACATTTAAAAGGGTGCTCAATCACACTTGTATGAAGAAACACCTACTAGCTTTTAGTCTAGCGAACCTAAGCCACCAAACTTCTCACTGGCTCACCCTCTCGGGCGAACCAGGAGATTAAGTAACTATCATAAGTTCTCATCTCCAGGTAAAAACCCACCCATGTATAACTAATACAATTTGGCGGGGCAAAAAGCCCGAAGGGAACGCGGCTAAACCGCGAAAAGAAAAGCTGGAACGCCAACCCAATAAAGAAGTTGGAAGTCCTCAGCTGGTCGTACATGAATTGAAGAATTAGCTGTGTACGTCAGCGTTACCCTAGTTTGGTCACTAAGTTCCAATAAAGGATCTCCGTCACCATTGTTAAGGGCATTGGGGGTTGTGTATGGGTAAATAACATTCACCCTGTACCTACTCTTGTAAGGTACGACAGCCGATACCCCGAATCGACCATGGTTGACAGCACGCACATTGCGAATCCTGCCAAAATCGAACGTATCATTGGCGACACATCCGAAGACCCCTGGCGCTGGTCCTATTCTGATAGAGGGCCCGCCCTCTTCATTCAAGGCAATGTAAGGGTTAAAATTGGTTTCTGGACCGTCATGGGCCGGCAAAACCGATACTTCATAACCTCCGCGCTGGTAAGCGTAACACGACTTAATGATGTTCATGAGAACATTCGCAATGCCGTTGCGTCTCTCAAAAACGCCTGTAACGCCATTTCGCGTTGATACCGACCAAGCGGAAGGTGAAAACGTGACAGTCCGTTCACCAGTGAACGGTGTTTGCCGGATATTTGTGATGGTGCCTACTTTCAAACATTGTAGTAAGCTACTCCAGTTTTCCGACATTGAATCCATCATCTGCAAACCAGTGGACTTTTGATCCTGCAAAAGTTGACCAATTGGCTCACAAGTAATTTCTTCATTCTTCTGAACGTCCTTGCCCTGCGGGACAATGACGCTCTTTTCATCCGCACCAACTATTCCGTTTCTCAATTGAACTGAGTCAGGCGGGATAATGGGCTCTGGAACTGTAGGTAAGACTACATTTTGATTGAGCCCTGAAAACTCCAAATCTTCCATGCCCCTAGCATATACTTGAACAATAATGCTGGGTGCTACAGTTTCTGGGCACACCAATGGGTTCACAACGTGAACCCTGTGTACTCCGTAACTCTCGAACGTGTTAAGATAATCACTGGGACTCACAAATGGGTATGACAAGCATACCGAGTCACCTTGTTGTATATCCACAATTGTTCGGTGTAACGGAGTCGCCGTACTCAAATTGGTTGTAGTAAGCGGCAAATTGCGCCCAGTCTCGTAAGAAAATTGAAGCTTACCAGAATGGAATCCTGTTTTGACGAACTTGAAGCAAAGCTCTACCCCTCCTCGATAGTATCTGAAAAGAATTGCGAGAAAATCGATGGGGCTTGTGCAATAGCCAAAGACTGGTTCTGTGGCTGTGCCCATGTTCATCCTTAATGGTTGAGCGTCCAGCAGGAGACCTACTGGATCATTCGTGTTCCATGTGAACTCCCTAACGAACGACCATTGACGCTTAATGAAATTAATCGACATTTCATCCATGCCAGATGGAGAATAATCATTGATCAATCTCACTTTAGCGTCCTTGTTGATCGTTAACGCCGAACCAGGATTAAGTCCGTCTGCGTTAGGGAAACTGTTGTGATAGTGTGGAGCCATGTTCCTGACAGGCTCACTGTCTAAAGGTCTCGAATATCCAAAAGCATTGGCAAGTCCAGCTGCATACTTAAGGAAAACCGACGTTGGTCCGGTCACCGGCGATAACATCGGAATGCTGGACATAGACCCTGCTAATTTACTCGAAGCACTTAGCCAAGTTGACAAAGGCCTCTCCTCCTGTTCTGAAGGAGCACCTCGTTTCTTGACCCTAGAGCCCTGAGGCTCAATTTGCGTGGCTCCGAATAGCTCAACGTCCGTATACCAAATCCAAATTGAAACATTGGCATTCAACGACGTAGCG